TCAATAGAGTCAGCAGCGTTTTTAGTTACTGTTGCGTCATTTTGTGTGACTGCAATAGTATTGGCGAAAGCCTTCCCATCAAGTTTTCCGTAGATAGACATGTTGCTCCGAAGACGTTTTCCTAATACTTATTTATAAATCATTCACCTTCGCGGGTGACCAATGCCGATTTAACTGCTTCGAGAAGTTTGTCATCTGCAGAAGTCTTGGTCAACTTGACTGCTTTTTCCAAAACCAAGATGCAGATATCAATCAGCTTTTCACCAAGTTCCGCATCATCAGGAATCTTGGCAACAGCATCTGCTACAATTTTTTTCGCAAATGGAAGAAGGAAAGATACTAACATAATTTTTGCCTATAAAGGGGTCTATCCTATATAGGCTCAATCATATTTTTTCACTCCACCTTTCATGTAACCAGAACCTTTCTTATCATAGAAACGAACACCTTTGGTTTTGGTATCAGTGTAGAGTTTTTCTTTCGCTTTCTTTTGTGAGGCAAGAACTTCTTTGTAACGCTTGCCGTATTTCATGCGATCGTCACGTTCTTTATGTTCTTTCTCTTTTTTTAGATGAGCGAGTTCTTCGTTCATGATCCTAGACCACGACCTTTTTTATAGTTGTCCTCACCACCATAGCGAGCCATGGTATCAGCATAAGATTGCGTGTTTTTGAAACCTGCTTTCTTTGCTTTATCCGCTTGTGCTTTTTTATTGTCTGCCATCTTTTTGTACTTTCCAGTACCAACGTCAGACTTAACACCCTTCTCTTTCTTTTTACCTTGAGGATTGATTGCTTTCTTTCTGGAAGACATAAGTCCGCCACTCTTAACCAAGTCCTTACGAACTGCTGCCATAGCAGAACCCTTCATGGTGCCACCTTTCTTAGATTCATTACCAGTCTGAGGATCCTTACCAGTTTCTTTGGCGTAACGAGTACGCTCATCGAATTGTCCGAAGGTCAGCAAAGTCGAAGTTTCTTCTTGATCGATTTCTTGATCGCTTTCTTCTGAAACTTCTTCTTGACTGACATAGGCTGTTTCCTCCGTAGATACTGTTTTCTCATCCCCAAGATCTTCTTTGCGACGTTTTTTGTCGCACTTCATGCAATTGCAATCATCACCATGGTTGAGGGTTTTATCCCCCTCCATGACATCCTCTTTCTTAGGATTTAGTTTAATTTTAGTCTTTTTTTCGTGCAGATCTTTAAATGATAACATAATCAACCACCATAGTTAGAGCGTGCTTTGATGTCTGCCATTTTACTGAAACGCTCTTTCTCTTTTTGACGAGTGATTGCGCTTACGATCTTGCCAGACTTATCCTGTGCTTTGGAACCTGCCTTAGTATTCATTCCTTTACTAAGTGCTTCACGACTCAAGTTACCTGCTCTACGATACATTGCAGTTTCCTTTTTCTTATCAATAGGTTTGTAACCTTCTTCAATAACGTTCTCAATTTCCTGAATGGTGAACAAACCAGACTCATAGAGATGTGCGATCTCGTCATAGTTCTCACCCAGGCGCTTAGCAAGTTTGTCGCTACCCTTGGAAACTGCACGGGAAGTCTTGCCAACTGCTTTCTTCAGTCCTTTCTTAACGAGAGAACCTACTGCTCTCAGAGCACCACCAACAGCCTTACGGGTAGAACCGCTGCTGGAAGAACTAGATGAAGACCCGCCACCACCAGAGGAAGAAGAACCGCTATCGGAACTGCTGCTGGACGAAGTGCCTCTGGTTTTCGATAGCAGTGCATCTAACTTACCACCTGTGCCGTCATCATCGCTAGAGGAAGACTTAGGTGCTTCTTTCTTTTCAGGACGTGCCATTGCTTTTGATTTCTGCTTTGCCTTAGCAGCAGAGAACTCACCAGCAACCTTACCAGCAGTTTGTACTGCTTTCTTACCTGCAGATTTAATACCTTTCTTAAGTGCCGAACCTGCTTTCTTTGCAGCAGACTTCATACGTTCTGCACGGGAGGGACCTGCTTTCTTTGCTGCTGCCTTTGAAGATTTAACAGCAGAATCATAATACTTGTCACTAACTTCTACAAGTTCCAGAGTCTCACAAATTTCTAAAAGATCTTCATCATCTTCTGCAAGTTCTTCGATCAGTTCTACAAAGAAATCAACCAGTTCTTCATCTGTAGATTCGTCAATCGCATCCAATTCAGAATACTCTTCTTCCGAAAGATAGAATGCTTCCTTAATAGGATGGGGAATCGTATTACCATCAGCATCTTTTTCATGATGCTCTTTCTTCAACGCTTTAGCGATGGTCTTACGGCGGTTCTTTAAGTAAGAATCACTGCTATCGACCTTGCCATCGTTGTTGACATCAGAATCCTCTTTGCCAACGGGATCTAATTTTTTCTTTTCCAATACCTCTTGGTAGGCACTGGACATATCAGGTAAATCGTTTAAGCTCATCTTACTTAGTAACCTTGTCCTTTTTATTTATCTTACGAAGGAACTCACCAGGGGTAAGTTTTCGCATATAATTATCTAGTTTATCTGTACCCATTTCACCAGCAGGTTCATAATTAAAAAACTTTAGTTCAGTTCTCTCAACTAAGTCCTTCAACCAAGAACGGAAAATATTATCGTGCTCATCAATATAGATGACATAATTGCTGCCACGACTAACAACTTTACCAAGGATCCCTGTGTTGATGTTCTCGACAAATGTACCTACCTCAAACATTCCAGTCTCATAATACGCCTCTCTGAGGCCCTTAGGATCTAATTTAGGTGCAATCTCATGTAATTGATACGAAACTTCAGCAAAGTCATCACACTCCTCAACCTGCATAGATTGTCTGAGGGTCATGAACATTGATTCCTTATCCTTATTACTGAGTCCACTAGGAATACCTTTGCTGAAAGAATCAAAGTCTCCCTCTGCTGCTGCTTTACGCATCTTTGATGCAGACATACCCTCAATACCTTCAGCATCAGGGTCGCGACCACCTGCAGAAATTACTTTGATTTCGTCGAATGTGTATACGTCTCCGTTGTATTTTTGTGCGAGTGAATTAAACTCAGATACCCTGTCACCTCCCACCACAATATTAACACTGCTATACCCGTCAGCATCGAGGGCAGCGAGAACATCAAAAATGGTACGCATGTCGCTATTATCAACAATCGCGTTGGCATGATCGGGATATGCCATCCGCATATACTTAATTTTCGTCCCTGCGTCGAGGGGGTTCTTTTTAGGATCCTCCGACCTTGAGGGGTATATTCTATACTCTCCTCCACTGGATTTTGCCTCTCTTGCTACTCGTTTTATGAGAGTTTCATGCCCAATAGTAGGTGGATTAAATCTTCCAAATGTAATAGATATTGAACCTTGATCGACCGCACCCTGGCCATCTGCAGTTTCTTCTCCTCCTGCTGATTGTTGGGGTCCTGGGTCATTGTCCTTTGTAATAGGTACTAGTTTTCCATCCTGGGACATATGGGTTACGTTGCCTCTAGGGTCTGCGTAACGTCCGTAACCGATATGCTTTAGTTTTAATTTCTCTGCAGACTTTGCTGCGAACGATCTTTCGGCTTCGTTTAGGAAAGCACTAAACTTTTTCATTCGTCCAATTTTTACTAAGATTAAAGTTTGCTTTACTAAAAGTCAGTCGATCTACAATTTTGTATGGATTGTTGGATATGATGACAAACCCCTCATGGTGTGATGGGTTACCATCGATGAAGCATTCAACATTCCCATTAACAACAACCGAATCAAGTAGACGCTGTTTCAGTTGGAAGATTTTATGCCACACCTCAAAGGTTGTTGCATTAACTTCTCCCTTATATTTAGCAGGTAACGTAGCGTACAAAACTCCAGCAGCAGGAACACTGCCAGCACGAATGAATTTGTTGACGTGCTGCTTGAGTTGTGCTGAATATGCAACCTTGCAAAAAGGAATCAATGCAATGATTTCTGCAATCAGTTTGATGTTGTTCTGACGACGAATATATGCATCAGTAGTATCAATAAAGTGAGCACCAAGTGCAGACTCAAGTTTTACACCAAGAGTTGCTGGTGTATCTGGACCAACATACTCATAAGAAGTATGTGGTGCTAGGATAATATCACTATCAATAGAAGAAGGGAACCGATAATTAATAGTGTTGGGAGTATATGACCTGCCGCCACCAACCCCAATATAATCAGCTTGAACAATACCGCTAATATGGGGAAGATGACGTAGACAAAGACGAAGGATGTCAGCAACAGGCCCAGTATGGTTTTTATCGATATCTTCATGAGTGTAATTGATCTTGACTTTGACTTTGTTGAAGACGGACTTGGTTCCTACAAAGAACTTGCCGTTCTCTGGATTGGTTCCAAACACAATAGCAGGAGCACCATCCCATTTGACGCTCACCTTACGACATAATGCCGCTTGCTTAACCGCATCAAGGGCAGTCCTCCGACCATCGAAGATAGAATCCTCAAGGTGCTCAAGGTGCTTGTTGGGCAAGGTGTGTTCCTCATCTGTTTCCCATATTATAGCACACCCACATGCAGAGCGTAGGGTCATTGTGCCACTTCCTCAACTGATCTTGTAGTATACAGAGGACTTGTCAGACTGAGAAGATGCATACAAATACATTTCTTTCATTGCCTGATCTGCTTTACCATTCAGTCCAACCATCCAGTCCAAAAATCTCAACCCAGATAACTTACTATACTTCCATGATTGAGGACGTGCTTTGATAATTTCCTTGGCATCTTTAGCATTCTTAGGTAAGTTAGCAGCCTTATGTTTGTTTAAGAGTTCATAAATCTCATTTACAATTTTAGTTTGCTGAGCAACAGATGCTTTATCACTACATTCCTGCCAACTTGGTTCTGAAGGCAATCCTTTGAACCCAGCGTTTTCTAACAACTGAAAAACAACCTTACCTTGTATTTTTCCTTGAGCAGCATTCTCACCTTTCAGTTCTAACTTCCAATCGCCTCTACTATCACCACCAAAGTTTCTTGCTTGGAATTTTTGGAAAGTGGATGATCCATAATACATGTACACATCCATAGGATATTGTTTATCCCCTCTCCTTTTATTGTCAAAAGTTAAATCATATTTTACAAATCTAGCAGCATCTTTTTTCTTTCTCTCTTGAGGAGTATCTGCATTCAGTAATTTAATGCTAGGACTATTACCAAGTTTCTTCAGAGAGAATCCCACCAAATCCCTAGAAGCATTTAACTCTTGCAAATAATTATTCAGACAATCAATAGTACCTTCTGTTGCTAATTTCTTTGCGATGGCATTCTTCTTACTCTTTCTTACCATCCAAATATCAGCAGGATTCCACTTATCTTCTGTAGCAAGATTAGTTTGTTTCCTCACTTTCTTGAATGCTTTACTGATACCATCTTCAATTAATGTATCACCACGCAAGAATTCATACTCGCCAGCACGACCACCTATGGTTCTTTTAATCAGTGCAGCACCTTTCATAGAGGACTCCTTCCATTCTTTTGGAAGACCAACAATGTCTTCTATTTTGACTCCAGGGGCATCTGTAAATTTCATGCCACATTCATAGTCTTTTTCAGAGATCACTCGCAGATCTTTACACTCATACAACATTGCAGCATAGACACACTGAGCACTCTCTACAATCTTGGTAACATCAGCACCAGCACCAGAACCTCCTGATGGAGGTTTGACTTCAATCCTAATTACTTTTTTATTATTTGTATTAGGAATGGAAACATCCATCATTGGTTTCCCTTCAGGGACCAAGACTTCCAATCCTTTTTCTTTTAACGCATCAGATATTTGTTGTGTTGCTAAAGATCTTTTTGCTTGTGGAACATGAACCTTCAAAGCAATTTGAACTTTTTTGTTTGAATCAGGTGCCTCTACCTTTTTAACATCAAAAGAATAATACGCATAATCTTCCCCACCCAAGGCATCCATAACATTCCTAAAGGTAGCACTATTTGCTTCAGGGACGTTCAGTGTCATCTTTCCGAGAATCTTTAATACTATTTAGATAGTCCTTCTCTGTTTGATAGGGCATCTTGTCCCCTGTGTATATCATAATACCTTCAATTAGATCAGGTATCAACCACTGATCTACTCTATAGCAATATTGCCAGTTTACTGGTTGAATGCAGTTCATAACTACAACCTGAAAAAATGCAACCGTATGTATCCATATACTATACATTGATCTTGAGATTGAATGACATGATTATCCTAACTTCATCACTGACATTTGGTAATGTGTAATGATGAATTGATGCAGGAAAAAATATTAAAGAACCTTCATCCACATCTGATGGCGAGTGCTCTATAATACTTCCAGTCACGAAGTTACTAAACGGAGATACAAACTGAGTTGGTTTATGAACTTCTGGATTGTACTGAATAAAACATACAGCACTATATCCTACTGGACCATGATTATGTATACCATGCCACTCAGTTTTATTACAAGTTTCAAACCAAGACATAAGAATCTCAACTGAAGTAGAATCAGAGGCATTCATAAATTCTCTGATTTCTTCTCCCAAGATGTTTTGCACATTAATATTGTGCATCCCCATAAGATCTGGATCATCGTATTGAGGTCGATAATCGTTTGTAACAAGATCCATCCCACCATCAGCAGGGTGCAATAGACTTTCGTCAATCAAACTAAGGAGTTTGATCTTTTTACTTTTCCAGTTATTCACCTTGATATGAATCAAGGGAACACTGAACATTGGGGAGTTGTTTAAGAGCATCAATTAAAGTTATGAAGATTATGCCACACAGCACCGATGTTCATTTTACCATGGAAGTAACCAGCAACGATCACACTAAGAGTCGCTGCTATCACTCCCAGAAACATCAGACTCGGAACTATCGGGTTCTTCGGTAACGTCGTGTTCGATGATGAACTTTCGAGTTCGTTCTCCTCTGGAGTTGAGGGTTTCAGTTTGATACCATCTTCCATTAAGGAGTTCCGCGCAACTCACCAGAAGATTCTCCACTATCTTTCTGTTGGTCGCTTGCTTCCATCTTGGAATGATGTTGGAGTCGTTCGGGGTCGTCATTTACTGAAGGTACAATAGGGTTGCGTGAATTGTTTTTGATTACAATGAATGCATCTTTGTTGTATTTGCGAGTGCCTTTGACAGGTGCCCACTTAGTGCCAGCACCATCAATCATATAAACAGAAGTGCCTCCAATGTCAACACTGACATCATCATAGCACTCCCATCCCAACTCAGCAATAGTGTCAGACAATTTGCTAGAGACACTTTTCATAATTGCTGCTGCTCTACGAGTGGCAATAATAGTGTCATCCATAACGTTGTCTTCAGGGTCAAGTTTTCCGTGCATTAGTCTTTCTTGAGAGTGATAATAATACGATCGTTTTCGTAGTCTGCTTTGAACTCTAAAGGTTTCTCTGGGTCCCAAAGCAACTCCTCATAAAGAGAATTTAGTTTTGCCATATCTTCCCACAGGGCATCTGGGTTTAATGCCATCAGACATCACCTTCCTTACGATTCTCTGAATAGTACACATCAAATGCACCATCAGGGTATCGCGCTGCAAGTTTCTCTACATTCATGGCAATGATTTCATCAATACTAACATCTAGTGCCATACATGCTTGAGCAATATACCACATGATATCACCCAATTCGCGCTTCATGTGAAACATATTTTCTTCATTGACAGGTTTGCCTTGGAAGACAATCTTCTTGACAATCTCAGTGAACTCACCTGCTTCAGCACATGCTCCTACAGCAGCAGTAAGCAATCGCTCGGCATGAAAGTCTTGCCCTTCGAGTTCTTGAAGACGATAAATGAATGCCTCATGGTCTTTCGACGGCGTGGACGTGACTGCATTGACGAACTCCAAATAGGCATCAGTGTTTACTCGCTTAGTCATACTTTAGATCTTGAAATGTTTTCTTTGCTGTGAAACGTTTTACTAGGTCAACCTTCTCTTCGGACTGACCATTGTCGATCAGATCATCTTGAGCGGATTCCTCCACATCATACAACCTCATCTTTGCTCTGTCAATACCAACACAGAATCTTTTGTTGGATGTCAGATCATTATATCTATTCTTCAACTGCTTGACCATGATTTGATTCATCCCTTCAAGTTCTTCAGTTGAAATAAGGGCAAACATAAGATCAGCAGTAGCAGGGAGACCAAAGGACTCTGAAGTATCAGTAAGGTCAACATCAGTGCTACCATAACCAGAGCGAGTGGTCTGCGTGGCAGATACGATAGGGACGTTTGCCTCAACAGCCAAGCCTCGAAGTTCTTCTGCAATAGATTTAATATAGCTATATGAATTGATAGTACCACCCTGGCGATAGCGAGAGGAAGCACATATATTAAGGTAATCAATAAAAATAATGTCAGGTCTAAATGACTTCTTGAGAGAAAGGTCATTGAGCAAAGCACGAAAATGTCCAACGTGTGCAGATGCAGTGGGATATTCTTTGATGATCAACTTACCTTGAGTTTTCTTACTGAGGTTTTGAATCTTCTTCTGAAACATGTTCTTAGGAAGATCAGCAAGTTTCTGGATGTTGATATTTAGAAGGTTGGCATCAATTCGTTCAGCAATCTTTTCTTCTGCCATCTCACATGTGATGTACAGAACATTTTTACCCTGCAACAACGTTGCTGATGCTACATGACACATAAACAAAGACTTACCAACACCAGTGCCAGCTAGTGCAATGTTGAGACTTTTATTAGTGAGACCACCTTTAGTAATTTTATTAAAGAACTCTAGATCAAAAGGTATTTTGTTTTCTACCCTATGATAGAAATCATAACGCTCTTCTGCATCTGAGACATAATCATGACCAATGTGTTGGTCAAAACCTACTGCTAGTGCATCCGCAAGAATCTGAGGAATCGAACCTTTATCCCTCGTGGAATCTTGCCCGTCAGCAATCTTGACAGATTCCATAAGCGATAGGTAGATCGCACGCTCTTGACACCACTTTTCCGTAGTATCAACGATCCAATCGTAGTCTGCGGGATCATCGGAAAGGACATTTAAAACTTGGATAACTTCTTTGAATTGATCTTCGTTGAGATCATTTCGTTCCTGACATTCTATACCAATTGCGTTGACAGATGGTAACGCATCATACTGACTGATGTATTCGTGAATCTCCAGAAAGATAATCTTATTAGATCTATCTGTGAAGTAATCCGACTTGAGGAAAGGTAATACCTTCCTAGCATACTTCTCATGATACATGAGGTTGCTTAGAATGGTTACTTCGAGATTCATAGGTAGTGCAAATACGATCCAACAATATATTTGGAACCACTCAGAGGTGGTTGACCAGAGTGTCTGTACTGCCAGTTGGCAGGGAACACTAGTATTCTACCACGTTCGGGGGTGATACTGTGACGTAGTTTTGGAAAATTAGTTTCCCCACCCATTGTTACATCATTTAGATATAGAAAACAAACTAGAAATCTTCGTGCCGAATTGTAGTTACCAACATCAACATGATCTTTGAACTGATCATGATTGTTTGCTTGATACATCTTAACTCTATTCTCCTCAAAGGCATACTCTGCAGGAAAATCTATCTCAACGTCAAGATCACGCATGTAGAGTTCTACAGCATCGATAAAATAATTGGTTAGTTTATTCTGAATACTTACCCATGCAGGATCCTTTTCTCCATATCTTTTTGAGATATTGAGTTCAGTAAAAGTAGGGCGACATTCTCTATCAAGATACTCAGTGTGTGGAGACTTATCAAATGCATCCATAATCGACTGACAGAATGTTGCAGGAACGATTCCATCATAGCAGCGAATATAATCTTTAAGGTCAGTTGCCATAGCGGAACTCCTTAGCTGCTGCTTCATCCAATGCTTGCATCACTTCGGGGGTGAAATACTTTTCTGGATCAGCGAGAATAGACTTAGGATAAAGAGTAGATTCACCAATGACAATACGATTCCCCCGCTTGGTGAATACTCCGTATTTCTCACCCAGTTCCAGTAGTCCGTAATACCTGTCAAGTCCACGATCGTAATAAAGTCGGGTTTCAACTTGCGAGTTCTCCTTTGTTAGTCGGGATTTTGCTGCTTTGCATTTGATAATATTGCCAACAACCTCTGTACCGTCCTTCTCCTTCTTCTTTGATAGATATATAATTGTTGATGAAGCGTACTTGAGTCCACTTCCTCCTCCCATTTCTTTAGTTGGAATATAACTTCCGATTACATCATATGTATGATTTGTAACCAACATTGGAACATTTGCTTTACCTAATTTGAGCGTTAGCACACGGAAGGCACCCTTGATCAACTGACTCTTAGTCATGTCACGAACCTGTTTGTCATTGGCAACATCTTCAACTTCCTTGGTGGTAGAAAGCATACCCAAAGAATCCAAGACGAACATCATAGGTTTACGATCTTCTTCTTTCTGTTCCATATACTTGTCAAGAATACGACAAGACTGAGTTCGGAACTCTTCAATTGTAGATACAGGCACAATCATCATACGATCAGCAGCAATACCACGATCGACAATCATCTGCTTTGAGATAGCAGACTCAGACTCAAAATAAATTACCCCAGCATCGGGATTTGATTCAAGAAAATGCTGGACAATCCCAAGGCAAAAGAAAGTCTTGCCAGTAGAAGACTCACCAGCGATAGCCGTGATCTTGTTTCCAGGGACACCTCCGTAGATTGAACCACTAACCAAAGCATTGAAAACATAACTACCAGTGTCAATGAAACCAGCAGTGTCTCCTGCTGCAACACCATCTGATACAAGTCCAGCATATTCATTACCAATCTCCTTTGCTACTTCCTGCAAAAAATTCACTCTTTGACCTCCAATAATGACGTGATAAAGTTAGAACGTTTCATGGCACGTTCAAACCATTGTGCTTCTTTGTGATCATCAAATACTTTTTCTTCTCGTGCTGAGAATCCAAATGCATTTTGATAAGTTACAATAAATCTCGTTTTCTTCATCCGAATAGGAACTCCAGTGATGCGACTTTTTCAGGTTGCCACCCAATAGTATCCATAATAACTTTGATCGGTTCAAGGAAACTCTTTGAGAATTGTAGATCATAGTCTACCTGTTTGTCAAGTCCAAACTCCTTCGGGAATGTATTCAGATAACTGATTACATTCTCACTAATCTTGTTTGGGGTCTTCAGATACACAAACTTGATCTTCTCACCATCTTGAATCAAAGGATACTTGTGAGTCAGTTTGTTTTTCTTATTATGGAAGTTGTAGAGCAATGCTCCTCTGACATGAATGGGTGTGCCTTTACCATAAATTGTCACGGGGTGTGACCACTTATTTAGATTGTTACAACCTCGTGGAAATGAAATATCTTCGATCGGCAACGATGTAAACTCCTCCCGAAAATCTGCAATAAACTTCTGTGCCTGCTCCTCAGACTCATTCATAATCACCTTCATACATTCCCTAATTGCTGTACGACATGCAGCAGGAGTAGAAGACTTTACTGCCTCCAGACCCATGATCTTGAGTTTAGGTTTCTCATAGCGAACACCCTCGCTATCCCAGACGTTGAGGATGTATCGTTTCTTAGCAGTCCAGATACCTTTGTTGGCGATGTTCTCTCGCTTCATGAACATCTTCTGTTCATAGGCACCAACGTAGTCTGCTAGTTCCTTGTAAGATTTGTCGATGTATGGTTCAATTCGTTCTTTACAAGCGGTGTCGAGGAAGTTAACGATCCTCTCTTTAGAAACATCTTTACCATCAAATACTGAGCGAACGAGTAGATCAAGACAGATATAGATGCTGTCAGTATCGGAAGCAATAACATAATCGTGATCCTCTGTTTTGAGTAGTTTGTTTAGATACTGATTTACTTTCCCTTCAATCCATCTAATCGAGACTTGCCCGCTAAGAGTAATCGCCTCAGCATTTGCAAGATTGTAGTATCGAAAGTATTGGTTTCCGATGGCACCATAGGC